GGTTTCAAGGTCGAATTTCTTGAATTCTTCCACGATTTCTTTGTGGTCGGAAAGGTTGACGGTGATTTCTTCCTTGACACCAGCGACGCCGGCTCCGGCTGTCCGGGCGGTTCCGTAGGTGTTCACGGTGGCGTTTTTGTAACGCGGAAACACGAAAGAGCCGGAGGTGGGCGCACCCACCGCACGCGCTTTGACTTTCGCAACGTTGGAGTTTTTCTGATAGTTGTCTTGGATGCCGAGGTATGCTTCGCGTAGTTTTGCGGCACTACCGGCTTGATCGAGGATTCCGAGGGCGTTTTCTCTCGCCATGATGGTTCATTCCTTTCGGGATTTGGATTTTGTGAAGCAGTTGTTACCACACGCGCTTGGGTTCACGATTTGCGGTGTTCGACTTGGCGCTTTGATTCGGTTTGACACCGTTTGGCGTGATGCCTTGCGATTTCTTGAAATACTTTTCGACGACGGCTTTGATGTTGTCTTCCGTCAGTTCTTGGCCTTTGCCTTTTAGCATCGCCACGACGTCGGCCACATCTTCCTCGTCTGCGCCGTATTTCAAAGCGGTTCTTTCGGCTTTCAAAGAGGACAATTCGACTTCGGCTTTGGAACGCGCTTCTTGAGCTTCTTTTAGTTCGGCAAGCCTTGCCATCGCTTCTTCTTTGGTTTTGACGCCGAGTTCCGCCAAGAGTTCTTTGGCGGCTTTCTTTGCGCCTTCTCCGAACTTGCCATTCAAACGGTTTTCAAGTTCCGTTTTCGTGATCGACAAGGTTTCGTCAACTGGCGGTGTTGCAGGTGGATTCGTGTCTTGCGGAATTACGGTTTTTTCGTCTGCCATTTTTGATACTCTCCTTTTTAGGTCGTGGACGTGACCGCTTTGCGTTTTGGTTCCGCCGAACAGAGTGATGCAATATGAATTCGACTTGCGCCGTTTTCAACAACTCATGGCGTCATGCGGTTCCGCGTCGCCCATCATCAACAAAACCGTGGCGATGCTTGAATGATTGTCCGCATAAACGAATTGATTCTTGCCAAGCCATAAGAAAAACCGTCGATTGGCTTTGTCATAGCCTATCTTGACGGTCTTTCCGCTTGCATAGATAAATTGTAGCGTGGTCGGTTCAACGCACGCTGTGAGCGTTAGAATGCGCTTTTCAAGGTCTTGCCGATCGAGCGTCATGGCGTCGCCACAGGCTTCGCGCCTTGCACGACGACGCCCGGTTTTTCACGGCGATATTGACGGCGGATCCCGCTTTTTTGTTCGAGGTTGCGCATCGTGGCCTGCCACTCTCTTGTTTTGGTTTTGGCTTCCTTGTATCTCAGAGCGGCTTCGGCTTGTTCAGTCTTCGGTGCGTTCTCCATCACGACTTTGGCATTGTTGGCGCGGTCTTTATACTTGCGAATGTTGCGCTCGATTTCGCGTTGCCGTTTCAAATCTTCATAAGCGCCGGGCTTTGATTCTTCGTTCAGCACGCCGAGCGCCTTGTGTAAATCCTTTCCGGCCAAGATGTCTTCAAGCGTTACAGGTTGAACGTAGTGGCGGCAATTCGGTCTGGTAAGGAATCCGAGCGCTTTGACTTCGGATAAGTAGTGATATTTCGGATGGAAGCCGTAGCGTTGATACTCGTCTTTCCACGGCACGTTGTCCGCGAGGTAGTAGTATCCTTGAAAGTCTTCGTGATCGTCGGCGGAATCCGCGTGCGAGCTTGCGACAAAGGCTTCAAGGCCGACCGCTTTGGCGGATTGTTCCAAGTTGAACAGCGCGTTTTGTTGCAAGTCCGTCCGAATCGACATTTCCATATATGCTTTGAACGAAACGTTGCGACCGTCCGCATAGGTGATATAGCCATTGTCGGATTTGCTTTCGACCGCGCTTTGAAGTGCTTGGAAAAGCCCTCGTGAATCGACGCTGACGCGGTTGATGGTTGCGCGGTAATCTTGCACCGCCGTTTGAAATAACGTTTGCATGGCCGTTTGGACGTGCATTTCGACCGTGCTTGCGCCAATGCGAAGCGATACGCCTTGAACGTTCTTTAAGACTTGCGGAAGTTCGTTGCCAATCTGTTTCACGACTTCCTTTGTGGACACGTTGATTGCGGTTGCCATGCCTTCTCTGGCAGTCTTGATGATTGTTTTCGTGGCTCTCGCAATCTCGGTTTGAAAAGTCTTTTGAACGTAAGCAAGTCGTGCCAAACGTTGAAGCGCCCATTCGCGTTTGGAGAGCGTCAGCCCTTTGGCAAGTTCTTGGGTTTGCTTTGCGATGAGGATTGATTGCAAGGACTGTGTTTGCGCCGCGATGACCGATTGAACCTTTTTCCAATCATCGTTTGAGAATGCCATTACTTACCGCCGCCCACGTCTTCGGGTTTGTCTTCGCTTTCTTGAGGAACGCCGTCCTCGTCTTCGGGGAACGCATCGTCAAAGCTCATCGCAGGCGATTTCTTCTTCTCGGTCAAGTAGGCGATTTCCTTTTGCAAGTCGGCTTCGGTCAATGTGTCCGTGTGCAACATCTTTGCAAATTGTTCCGGGCTAATTGCGTCCGCCATCCACAACGGCAATATGGTCGCCACGGTTTGCTCGAAGGTCGGTGATGCATATTCGGGATAGTCCACCGCAATGTCGTCGTCTTGGAACTTGCGGCTGTTCATCACATCATCGACGCGCATGGCGAGTTTCAACAACTTGGCCACGGCCACCTTTTCATTGTCGATGATGTCATCACGAGTGACGAGTGTGACCTTTTCTTTTTCTCGCATGGCTTCCGCGTTGTTGTTGCGCTGCACCTCGATGCCGAGTGAAGACGGCGAAAGGATGCCTTGCAAAATCTGGATGGTTTGCGAAGTCATGACGTCGATGATTGGAACAATGTTCAAAGACGGCTGTTCGGTTCGGATTTCGCGTTTTGCGTTTTGGTCTTTCGAGGATGCGACTGTCACCAACTCGCGGTTAAAGGCGTTTGGCGTCAGCGATACGCTCTTGCCGTTGACGGTCTTGGTTTCGATGAACGCGGCGTCGATGTAGGTTGTCGGCGTGCCTTTTCTCACAAGCTCCGCGATCTGCGAAGCCGTTTGGTCGAGGTCGTCAAACAAGTCAAGTTTGCCATCGAAAATCGAATTGCCATAAGACTTATAGCCGTTCTTGTATCGAATCGGCACAGCCGGAATCATGTCGATGGTCAGTGTTTGAATCGGTTCGAGGTGCTCCGTTTCGGGCAAGTCGATGAGCGAAGCTGGTGCGTTCTTCGAATCGTTCCACAGTCTGTTTTCGATTTGGTTGTAGGTGCGCTTCTCGATAAGAGTGAACTTCTCGCGCGTTTCATCATGCACATATTTGACATAGCGCACAACGCCCTTGAAGATGTTGCCGACGGTCAAGATTTCGCATTCGCGTTCGTCCACAAACTCAATGATGGGTTTTTCAAGCGTTTCATCCACGCCACGCAAGTCGGACACGATAAACGCGCCACCACCCACGACAAGCGTCTTCGCTCTGGCTTCTTGCTTGACGATATTCGAAAGGTCGTTAAACTCCGCGATCGCATTCAAGAGCGCGTCGCGTTCTTCCTTGTAGGCTTTCAGGTTCTCGCGGTCAATGTCCGACAACAACGGATCGTCCATGTTCGCATCGATCTCGTAGGTCGGAATCCCTGTCGTGTTGCAAAGCGTGTCCACAATCGCTTTCGGAAGTCCGCTGTGCGTTTTCTTGTTTTTCTCGTAACGGCTGACGGCGTAGAAGTAACGCGACCTTGCATTGTCGCCACCCATGAATGCGGAGTAATACTCGGACAATCTGGTCGCATCGCCGTGATACCAAACCATGTATTCGTTGAGTGCGTCGTTGCCGCCTTTCATTTTCAAACTATCGGGCGGTGCCACTTGCAAAGGCGCGGACACGTTCAACCAATTTCGAATGCTTTCTTTGAACCGCGACACAAACGGATCGCGTTTAACTTTATTAGCCACAGTGTCGTCACCTTATCCTTTCGGTTCTATGCGTCCATGAGTAGCAGAAGCTGTCATAGTAGTCATTCCAAATGTCGTTGTTGTCGAGAATCGGTTCGCCTTTTTCGCCACGCACGATTTTCTTGAGCATTTCCATTGTGGAGGTGCCTCGGCGGAAGAACAGGCGCTTTTGATTGATGAGCGCTTGCATGACCAAGATGCGGTCACGGATGCCACCTTTTTCGCCGAACTTCCAAGCTTGCGCAACGCCGATGTGTCCAAGACCACGCGCTTTCAATCTGTCCGCAACCGTGCGGATGATCGTCAAGCCGATGCCGGCGCCGTCCAAATAAACGCCATCAATACGGTCGGGAAACATGGCGTTCCATTCTTCGATATGGTCGCACCATTCGTTGATCATGTTGTCGGATTGAATCTCAGTGCAAAGATGTTCGTCAACTGCAAAGACGTTTTCCTTGCCATCGTCACGCGTTTGGAAACCAGTCAAGTGCATCACGCTTTTGGCGTTCTCGGCACCGCTGCCAATGTCGATACCAACGTCCATCGTGTCGAAGTAGATTTTTTTATCGCTTTCGTCGTAGAAGAACGAGTCGTTCAAATACTTCGCATATACCGCGCCGGTGGCTGTGGTGCGCACGCCATCGATGAGTGATAGATATTCAGGACTTCCCGGCAAAAGGGCGTCACGGAACGTTTGGATGGCTTCCGCTGTGAGTTCCGGGTTGTCCTTGTGGACGAAGTGCCAATAGATCATCAGTGCCATCATGGGCGACTTGCGCAGTTCCTCAATCGTTCCTTGCGGAATCTCGGGAAGCAAGCGCCGAAGCGGACGCGCTTTGTTGAGTATCTTTTGATAGTTCTCGTGCGATGGGTCTTGCGGGTTTAACGTGAAGCACAAATAGAAATCGGCGGTCGGTCTTGACATACCGCGTATCGCTTGCACGATGAACTTGTATTTGGCNAGGTTGGCTTCNTCAATCAATCCGCANCCGGTGGTNGAACCNAGAATGTCTTTCCATCGGGATTCGTCNCCATANCCNAGAATGTAGATNATTTTNTCACGGCCTTGATCGTCTTTCATAATCAAGTGTTGACCGCGCTCGTTCTTNGTTCCNCGTNNCATTGCGCCNTTGGAAAGCTCAAGCAATCCGGTNTTGCCNTCGACCAAGTTACGGTTAGCGACAACGGCGGATTCGGCTGCGATGAANTGTTGCAAACGTTCCGATTCAAACGTGCGGTTGATGAACTTGAGTTTGGCGGCNGTNGTTTTGCCGGTTCCGGATGGACCCTCGACCACATCAATGCGCGAATCGTAGGCGATGAAGTCAATTTGCTTTTGTGACAGTCGGAGCGGCATTATTCGGGAACCTCGCTGTCGGTCACGTCTTCAATATCAACAAACCCGGAATCGAATTCCGCAATCTCCGTGTCTGTTGTTTGATGATCGTCGACGCCGTTTATAAACTCCGCAATCGCTTCGTGACCGCCTTGGATGGCTTCTTCCATCTCTTTGTAGTTGTTGTTATAGGCAACGTCAATTAACGCTTCAAACGCCCTTGTGTCGCCGCTGACGGCTTTTTTGATTTGCGCCACCGTGATGGTTTCAATGACGGTCAGGTTCTTCGTCTTAGCTTCTAATATGTTTTTTAACTTCTCAACTTTTCCGCCGTTGACAGGCAACTCCAAGAGGTATCCGACGATGTCGCGTATTTGTTTTTGCTTCTTTTTCGTTTTCATCGAAGCATAGGCGCCTTTGCGTTGCGCCCATTTTGGCGGTTTCGATAGAAGATTTGCCTGTGAATTCGGGTGTTTCCCCGGTGCGTATTCCGCCACTTTGTTCCCCCCTACTTTCTGTAATGGCATCCTTCGGCGAGTTTTTCGTAGTCTACATCGTAAAGGCCGAGATGGTTGATGATACCGAGCGGCGTCAAATCGTATCGTCTGGTGACGTATCTCGAAAAATCCGTGTTGCTATTCGTTTTGACGTTGACGGAAACAGGTTCCGGAACGCCGATCGCATACGCAAGTTGAACCTCGCATTCATCAAGGTCGAAGTCTCCGATAAGGTCGATGGCAATCTTCCGGGCCATATAGGATGCGCTACGGTCAACCTTGGACGGATCTTTGCCCGAGAACGCTCCGCCGCCAACCGGAACAAATCCGCCGTATTGGTCGCAAACGATCTTTCTACCGGTCAATCCGCAGTCCGCGGTTGGGCCGCCAACCGTCCATGTTCCGGCCGGGTTTACAAGCAACTTCGTTCTCTTTGATAGTTCGATGCCGGACTTCATAAGAAGTTTCGTGACGTAAGCTTGAACCATATCAATCGTCACAATCCCGGCGCGGTGCATCGCGTGGTGGCAAACGCTAATCAAAATGGTTTCGACGCTTTCCATCGTCTTTAGCGCGTCCAAGTCGACCGTCACTTGCGTTTTGGCGTCGCCGGCAAGGATTGTTTCTTTGTTGCCATCGACGTCTAATTCGATCGCTTGGATGATGCGGTTCGCTAAATCAAACGCAAACGGAAGGAACGATTCGGTTTCTTTGGTTGCATAGCCGAACATGATGCCTTGGTCGCCGGCGCCGATTTTTTCTTGCGACGATACCGCGTTGTTGATCTCTTGTGATTGCTTGCCAATGATATTGATTACTCGGTCGACTTTATAGCCGAGCTTCTTTGCTACGCTTCTTGCTACGCTTTCAAAGTCCACAACGGCTCCGGTGGTAATCTCGCCGCCAAGAACGATTGTGTTGTCTTTGACCATAACCTCGCAGCCGACGTGGCTCTTGCGGTCTTGCTTAAGGCACGCCGTCAGGATTGCATCGCTGATTTGGTCGGCGTATTTGTCCGGGTGGTACTTGCTTATTTGCTCGGTGCTGAATAGGCGCATGGGTTACTCTCCTTTGATTTTGACCGC